CGTACCCGCGCCTGGGTCTGGGTCACGATGTTTAGATCCCCGTCCACACGCAGCAATCGGGCTGCCCGTGCTTCAGCATAATCGACTGCGTATTTATCGGCTAGGAGAAGCTCTATCTGGGGCCATTCCGCAATAATGGAAGCCCTAAATGCTGCCGTTAGTTCTTCAATTACCTCGGGGCTATGCCGTACCCACCAGTTCCAATCGTAGCCCTCGATATCCGATAGCTCGATCTTGGTGGCTGCCTGCCAGCGAATGGTCTTGGATAATATCTCGTCTAGGTAGGCAACGATGCCCTCCACCTCGGTACTAAGCCGACGTCCCCAGGCCAATTCCATCACCTTCTCCGCTATCTCCAGCGGCGTGGGTGCTTTAACGATTCGGGGTGTATCTTGTGACCGGGTGGGTTCCACAGACAGGGCAAAGGGCGCGGAGCCGCCTGGAGACGTTACCTCGTCACCACCATCAGGCAACTCGTCCTGTCCCAAGATGGATCGACTTTCATTCAGTGTCAGAATCCCGGCATTATAGCCCTCGGTGGCTTCCTTCAGGTCTAACTCCCGATGCTTCGGAGTAGGATCCTCATAATCAAAGTGAAGATTACGGTCAGGGTATAAATGTAGCAAACGCATATTCAGTGCCAGCTTGATACGGTTCAGCCTCGGTATCACAGTCCAACGAGCAAAAATGTACTCGGCTGCTTCTGCATTCGCTCGACTGGGTGCCTCCATGACTCCCAGCATGGGAAGTGGGATGCCATAGGCACCAAGGATCTGGTCGCGGTTTAGCTGCCGTAACTGGGCGAACTGCATGTCGCGTTGCGTGTACTTCCTTTCTTTAAATGTAGCCCGTTCTAGGAACGCCATGCGGCCAGCGTTGGACGTCCCCTGATGCATGGTTTTCCAGCGGTCTACTAGCCGGTTAAATTCTACGTCCGACATGGTTCTGTCAGTTTCTATTACCCCACCAGGGGAAGCATCATTGCGAAAGAAAGATCGGTTGAAATTCGCTGCTTCAATCTCAGAACCAATATCAAGTAAGAGTGATTGTATCGGCCCCTGACCCCGGTAAGGATCCATGGGGTCTGGATGGCGTAGGAAGATTACGTCGTCCCGTTCCAGTGGGATTTTCTCAGCCCCCATCTGGTAAATATATCCGATAATATATTCGCTGCGGTCTTTGATGGGACTCATCCGGTCAGGTCGTACCGCCCACATTTCCACGGGGATACCCCTGCCATTGCGGATCAGCACCCACCAGCTTTCCCCGGTCAATTCAAAATGCTGCTGGGACATTTCTAAAAAGTCGGAGCGTGTGTCGAATGCGTTGGCCGACTCCCAGAGAGTCAGGGCCGGATGGGAGGTTATCTCGCGTCGATCGCTCTGGGATCTGCCCTGGTAGAGCTTCCAATCGGCAGATGCGACGGCTTCCGCGATTCGGCTGACAGCACCGAACACCCAAGAGACTGTGGAGTAAGTGGACATGTGATCGACCCGGGAGCCACTCGTAGAAGTCCCGCCGCCTGCGAAAAGTCCCGCGCCTGGGCCGACGTTGGGTAATCGTTCTTGGTTCGGTGCTTTAATCTGACTCAGAGCCTGCCACGCATCGCGTAATAGCGTCACTGCATTACCTCCGCATTAACTGGGCGTATGTAACAACACCGGCACCCAATGCCAGCCATCCCAAAGGGGGCCAAATGAGAAATAGGCCCACCAGGAGGAATGCAATTCCGCACCCCTCGACTATCCGCGCCCGACCCCTAAAAGTCGAAGAACCGGAGAGACGGTGAGCCACAAACTGGAGAGAACGCCATAGCCAGGGCGTCTGCATCATCAGGTGACCTCTGGGTTCTTTGCTTGAAGTCCTTCTTAGGCTCAAGCCGTAGTCGTCTATCTCCCTGAACCTGATATCGCCGTGAGGATAACTGAGAGATAACATCCCTGTTGTTATCGAGGTCAATTGTTCCCTCTTTAAATGCTCGGCCCAGTTCTAACCATGCCTCGGTAATCGCGTTTACGTAACGGGCAGCGTCGTCGGCCTTTTCGCCACCGTTGAATCCTATTACCACACAATCGCCATCGCGGATGTTTTCCTCGCGGAGGCGGTCTACTACGCCACCACCCAGTCCTGTCTCGTCAACGATTAACTGGACGGTCGCGCCTTCGGGTTCAGCCTCTGCTAGTAGTCCCAATTCCCCCGCCACCTGTTGGGTATCGTGTCCATGCACATCCCAGACTTTCCTGCATTGATGCCCCTGACGACGATAAACGACAGTCCTATCGTCGCCGAATCTCGCAACGTCGCAGCTTAGGATCACCGTTTCTCCATCATCCGGTGGAAGCTCTCGATCAACCGCCGCCATTATAGCAGACCGTGCTACAACGCCATCCTCTAGGCTATCTGGGAATTCAGCGAGGATCCTGGCCTGATACATGGGGGATGCGGAACCGTATTCCTGCTCAGTCTCGTCGATATCTTGCTGGGTGATCATGCCAGGGACGACAGCGGCCTGTTGCTGGATGTTGGGGGTATCAAATGCGGAGATTGTTATCGTGTTATAGAGCCAGTTCTTTTCATGGAACGACTCGTAGAATTCACCCGACTGCACCAGGGTGTTGCCGGTCATCAGTACGCGGGTGGGGTTTAGCCGTATCAGTGCCTCGATCTCCGCGGCTTCTACCGCATGAGCCTCGGTGATAATTAGCAGGGTGTTTGGGGAGTGGAAACCCTGGATGCCCGATCCGGTATCCTGATCGGGGCTGGCAGAAAATCCCTCGGCATATCGGTACTCGTCAATGAAGTACTTTGCGGCCTTGGGATACATGGTTCCAGGTAGCCAGTTCGCAGAATCAAGGAACGCCCGTCGTGCCTCCCTCCAAATGATATCCCTCACCTGACGCAGCGTTGGGCCATAGACTATAACGATAGCCTCACTGTGGCAGAACAGCCACCAATTAAGGATATTGCCGCTCATATAATCCTTTCCCGACGAATTCGCTCCCTTTATAGATGTCCTACGATTATCACGCACTGAAAGTATAATTTCGTTCTGTTTTTGAAAGGTGGGCCTCCCCATGTACTCATTCACAAACCAAGCGGGATCCTCCCAGGCCCGGCGTTGTGCGCCCTTCGCTGTGCGACGTCGCTGACTAGCCTCAAGGGCTTGCTGCATCCGTGGGCTGTTGATAACGAGGTTAGTCATCTGACCACTGTATTAACCGCGCCAAGTTTCCATAGGAATTGAGCATCTCTGGGCTAGGCTGGCGGATTCCTCTCTCGACTTTCTGCACATGGTTGGGAGAGTACCCGATGCGCCATGCCCAATCCTCAAGGGTTATCCCCGTGTTTTCCCGAAGGTCTTTGAGGATCTGGTGTAGTTTGCGGGGGGTCATTCAACCATCTCCGACTCTGCCTCGATAATCAGGCCGCCGCTGGACGGCTGAAGCTCCAAAATCTCTTGATGGATATCAGCGATCTTGTCCATGATATGGTCGGGGATCTTGTCCCAGTCTATGTCGCCAGGAGCCACGTACAGCGGCGTTGTAGGACTACTCCCCGGGAATCCTGTCGGCAGCTTGTCCAGGCCCAGCAATTTGGCCCTGCGCTCCAATGCGCGCATAATCCTGTCCCACCATACCGGGTCGCCGGTTTCTAGATAGCGTGTAGCTGCTGATCGCTCCAGTTCATCCGTCGCCGCCAGATCTCTAGCCCGGTGGTGTAAGGGGTCTGTGACTAACTCCTTTTGCCACTGGGCCTCTAGTGCGTCAATGTCCCGATGCACGGTTCTAGGAGCGATCTGAAGCGTCCTGGCGATTTCTGTTTTAGGCGTCCGTCTGATATATAGACCCAACACCATCCGCCGCCGCTCCGCGATTGCTGCCGCCGTACCGTTACCGACTGCCATCTCTGTCTCCTATAGATTTGATATCTGCCACCACCTTCGGCTCAAGTCCCATGCCAGACATCCGCTCCAGGGTCACCGCGACATACTTCGGCTCGATCTCCATCCCATAACCGCCCCTCCCTGTGTTCTCCATTGCGACCAACGTCGAGCCACTCCCGATGAAAGGATCATAAACGGTCTGAGCCGCATCGGTAATATTGAGGATCTCCATCAATAATGCGACCGGCTTTTCAGTCGGATGATTCGGGTTCCCGGTGCGTGGGTATTGCAAGACATTCCCAACGGCCTTGTGGTTATCAAACTTAATCACTGACCGAC